TTCAGCTCCTAAGACTGCAAGTCCTTGGCTCGTCCTGACTTTCAATTCGGTGGACGGAGAACAATACGGACGTGGCAGGGTTGAAGAGTTCCTTGGCGACCTTAAATCTTTAGAAGGTTTATCACAAGCATTAGTCGAGGGAAGTGCTGCTGCGGCAAAAGTAGTTTTCTTGGTTTCTCCTTCAAGTACAACCAAGCCTGCAACAATAGCGAAAGCCGGTAACGGTGCAATTGTTCAGGGTAGAGCCGAGGACGTTCAAGTCGTCCAAGTCGGAAAAACTGCTGATTTTTCAACAGCAGCTCAGATGGCTCAGAATATAGAAAAGCGATTACTAGAAGCTTTCCTTGTAATGAATATAAGGAATGCAGAAAGAGTAACTGCTGAAGAGGTGCGCCTCACACAACTCGAATTAGAACAAAGTCTAGGTGGAATCTTTAGCTTGATTACTACCCAGTTCTTAATACCTTACCTCAATAGAAATTTATTAGTTCTACAAAGAAATAATGAAATACCTAAGTTACCTAAAGATGTAGTTAGACCTACCATTGTGGCAGGAATAAATGCTTTAGGGCGAGGACAAGACAGAGAAGCTTTAACAATGTTTGTACAAACTATTGCACAGACATTAGGACCAGAAGTATTAATGAAATTTATTAATCCTACTGAAGCTATTAAACGTTTAGCTGCTGCTCAAGGTATTGATGTACTTGGTTTAGTTAAGAGTGAAGAAGAGATTATGGAAGATAAGCAACAATTAATGAATGAACAACAAAGCCAGACTCTACTTGAGCAGGCTGGTCAGTTTGCAAATTCAAAATTAGCTGACGGACAGAACCTAGAAACATTACAACAAGGACAACAGACACCACCACCAACTGAATAATGGCAGAAACATTAACTATGAATGATTCTCCTGATTCTGGAGAGTTGACTGCTGAAGAGCAGGATTCTTTACAGGTTGGAGAACAATTAGTATCCCAGCAAGAACAACTCTTAGCTGGTAAATATAAGAACGCTGAAGATTTAGAACAAGCATACTTATCATTACAAAAGAAACTTGGACAAGAAGAAACAGAAGAACCAAACTACGAAGAAAGCGACGAAGGATACGAAGTTGAAGAAGGAAGCGATGAGGAGGTATCTAATGAAGCTCCTGCGGTCAGTTTAATTAACGAGGCATCGCAGGAGTACTATGCAAATGACGGAACTCTTAGTGAAGAAACTATTGCTAAGTTTTCTGAAATGAGTAGTCAAGACCTCGTTAACGCTTACTTAGAAATACAAGCAAACAATCCTCAAGCCCCACAACAAGCAGTTGAATTATCTGAAGGACAAATTAATAGTATTCAGAATGCTGCTGGCGGAGAAGCTAATTACAACAGAGTAATTGAATGGGCTGCTAACAATTTACCTGAGAATCAGATCGACGCATTTGATTCAGTAATTGATTCAGGTAATCCAGCAGCTATTGGGATAGCTTTCCAAGGACTTCAATCTAAGTACAACGAATCAAACGGATACGAAGGAAGGATGTTACAAGGAAAACCAGCAGACTCTAGAGGCGATGTCTTTAGAAGTCAGGCACAACTTATTGCTGCTATGAGCGACCCAAGATATGACAATGACCCAGCTTATAGAGCTGACGTTGTTGAAAAACTAGAACGATCAGATGTGGAGTTTTAATTATGCCCAGAGGTAAAGGCACCTACGGAACTAAAAAAGGTAGACCACCCAAAAAATGAAAACAAAAGACTTAGACAACTTACTTAACTATTACCCATACGAACCACCAATAAGAGTTATGACAAACCACAACCACGAAAATGACCAATGGCATATTGCAGAGGAGACAAACGGTAGGCTTGCAATGCTTGGCGTTATTGCTGCTCTCGGTGCTTATGCACTTACCGGTCAGATCATACCCGGCATCTTCTAATCCATATAAATGGAAGATGAGTTGCTTCGATTTTCTTGAAGCAAGAAACAAAGTGATACTGGATGAGAACTTACCTTACAGAGCTAAGATGAATATCATCCAATTTTTCCTCTCCAAAGTAGAAGAGGATTGTTCAAACATACATTTAAATTAATTACATGGCTGCAATCTCAGCTTCAAGTGAATCGAAATCCATAGCATTAACAGCACCAGAAATTGGTTAAAAAATTTACCACAGTTTTAACACTAATAACAAATTTATTTATCATTGCTGGTGTCACTAGACACTGGCATAACAACAAGCCACGTCCGTTCATCCCTACGGGGACGCATGAATCCAAAGCATGGAACGGGGCTTTGGTATATGGAGATGACACATGAAAGTTACTTTCGTATATCGTGGCGTTGCTTACACAAGAGTAATCAAATAGGTGATTCAGGGAGGTTCGATTCCTCCCTACTCAATTTGGCTTTTGCCCTCCGAGGAGGATACCATTAGCCGTCGACGGTGGGAAACAGACCACAAAGCGTGCAGTCTCACGCTAGACCAAATAAGACTGACAACTTTTTACGACGTCGTAGGTGTAAATATACATTCAAATTTTAGGTAAATGAATACTAATCAAGTTGGAATAGGTAGAATTAACCTGTCCACTGGTTTAGGGTATGACGGTGCTGCTGATAAGTATGCGACCTACCTTAAATTGTTCAGTGGGGAGATGTTTAAAGGCTTCCAACACAATACAATCGCTCGTGATTTAGTCACTAAGCGTACATTAAAGAACGGCAAATCATTGCAGTTCATTTATACAGGTCGTATGACAAGTTCATATCACCAACCCGGAACACCTATCTTAGGTAATGCTGACAAGGCACCTCCAGTTGCTGAAAAGTCTATTGTTATGGACGACCTACTCATCAGTTCTGCATTCGTGTATGACTTAGATGAGACTCTTGCTCATTACGAATTGAGAGGAGAAATTTCAAGAAAGATCGGTTATGCTCTTGCTGAGAATTATGACCGTAAGATCTTTAGAGCTTTAGCTAAAGGTGCTCGTCAAGCATCTCCAATCTCTGCTTCTGGATTTGAAGAGCCCGGTGGAACTCAAGTTGAAGTTAGTTCTACAAACAACATTGCTAATGCAACAAATGCTACAAACTTAGTAAATGCTTTCTATGAAGCTGCTGCTGTTTTAGACGAAAAAGGTGTTAGCTCTCAAGGTAGAGTTGCTGTTCTTAACCCACGTCAATACTACTCACTTATAAATACTGTAAGTTCAGGAGTAATGTCAAGCGGACTTATTAACAGAGATGTACAAGGTACAGCTTTACAGTCTGGACAAGGTGTTGTAGAGATAGCTGGTATTAAGATCTACAAATCTATGAACATACCTTTCTTAGGTAAGTTCGGTACTTCTTCAACTCCAACAAATGCTGGAGATTTCGTTGGACCAACTATTGGTTCCGAAGATATGTATGGTGTAACTGGTACTCAAGCTAACTATGCACAAAGTACAACAACTATTACCGTTACAAGTAATGGTCATGGACTTACTGCTGGTTCTAAAGTAGACATCACATTTACTGGTGGATCTGCTGCTTCTTCAGGTACATACACAGTTGCAACAGCAGCGACAAACACATTTACTGTGACTGCTGCTGCTAGTAGAACAACTTCTACCGTAACTAACGGTGCTACATGGAGACGTTCTGGAGTTAACAACAACTATGGTACATCCGAAATGTTCGGTGGATCATGTGGACTTATCTTCCAAAAGGAAGGAGCTGGTGTTGTAGAGGCAATTGGACCTCAAGTACAGACAACTAATGGAGACATCTCAGTGGTATACCAAGGAGACGTAATCTTAGGACGTCTAGCTATGGGAGCGGATTACTTAAATCCTGCTGCCTGTGTAGAATTATATGTTGGCTCATCTGCGCCTGCTGCATTCTCATAAGCAAAACTTTTATTTTTTATACGGGAGCTTCGGCTCCCTTTTTTTTTACTATGACCCAAATAGCAATCGATACCGAACTATCCGCAATAAACTCTATCTTGGGTAGTATTGGTCAAGCACCAATTACAGCAATAAATGCAACCAATCCTGAACATGCTTTTGTTCAAAATCTTTTAAGAGAAGCAAATATAGATGTACAGAATGAGGGATGGCATTTCAATATTGAATACCACAAACCAGCAGAACTACAAAGTAATGGAAATATTTATATTAAAAATGACGTTCTTCGTTATGACATATGTGATGGACAATCTATAAGAACACAAGATGTTGTTAGAAGAGCAGATAGTACTCTTGGTGGAGATTATGTAGCAAAGCTATATAACTTAGTTGACCACACCTATGTCTTCTCAGGAGAAATACTTGTAGACATTACTTTTCTTATTCAATTTACAGACTTACCTCCAGTGTTTCAAAGGTACGTCACTTCTCGTGCTGCTTCCAGAGCTGCTGCTCAGTTAG